GAGCACCATCATCATTCTGTGGTGGCGTAAAAGATTGTTGAGCAATTTGATCCTCTTCGACTTTATTGCGAGAAATGCTAAAACCAAAGAGTGAAAATTTATTTAGTGATGCCATATCTTTTTTTCTCAAAAATAGGAGGGCCGAAGCCCTCCCTTTCAAAACATTATTAGTTAGTTGTGTTTGAAGTCCAGTATTGGTACGCAAACGTCACTGAATATTCTTCAATGGTGTCGTTTGAACCCCAATCCAGATCAATCGGCGCAACATCGATAGGGAACATTCCTACGAATTTATATTCTTTTAGGGTGTTTCCTGATTTTCCATACTGAGTTACGATTGCATCAATAGAGTAATTTACTGGTGCAATGCTATTTCCAGAACGAAGGTTTCCTTCGTGACTGTTGATTGAATTCAACCAGTTTTCCAGAGAGTTACGAATACCAAAGTTTTCATCATTGATAATCTGTAAGGTCCAATCTGGGAAAGTTCTATTTCCTGCAAACTTCAGTTCACGACCAAAGTAGTAAACTGGCACAGTTCCCACGGAAGAACCGGGTAACTGTGCAGCTTTTGCCATGAAAGAGAGCTGTTTACTGGACTCAGTGCTATTTGATACTGATGGTGGTAGAACTAGAGTCACATTGAATAGATTGGGACGAGAACCGTCACCAATCATGTTTGATCTAAATTCTGTTACGTTAAATGCCATTGTTTTCTCCTATTATTCCTGTATTTATTAAGCAGCACCAACGACAGTTGTAAATTCTACACCAGAACCAACAGCAACAAAGTTCAACTGGATATAGTTGATAGAACGTGCAGGTTTGATATAAATGTCACCAACAAATTGATTACTATCAATTACCTGTGCTGTGTTATTGGTTGTATCACAAACTACCTTGAAGTCGGTAATACCTCTACGACCTTGTACGTCACGCAGGAATGGAGTTACAAGTGCAACAAACTGTGCTCTGGTGAATTCGTCGTTGAACTCAAACAGAGAGTATTGTGCGGCATTAGAAATTGCCTTTTCAAGAACAATGAACAATCTACGGACATTGATGTGATCGAACGCAGAAGGTTTGCTTTGCAGAGTCTTGTCACCAAACAATACAATTCCTTGACCTGGGAAGGAAACAACAGGATTTACGCCAGCTGCATAGATGGTGTCTCTGTAAGATTTCTTTGGATTCCACGCCAACTTGATTGCATTCTTGATAGCACCACGATTGAAACCTGCTGGAGAATACCATGGGTCTCTAATGTTGTCTGTGTTGACACAAAGACCAGCGATGTCGCCATTCAGAGGAATCCAACGATAAACATTGTTGTATACGTCATACTGATATTTCCAACCAGAATCAGCAACAACATATGAAGATGATCTAGCGAGGTTGGTCAACCAAGTCTGAATTGCAGAAGATTCATTTCCTGAGTTATTTACCACAGCGCTTGCTGGAGGAGAAATGAATGCAACACAGTCTTTTCTAGAGTTAACAACATTGTCGATCACATACTGTTGCACCGTTGTATTAGCTGCCGCAGTTATAACGAGAGAAATGTCATATGTTTCTTTATTAGAGAAAGTACTATATGCAATATTTGTATTTGCATCAGAAGGCACATCATCCGCACCAGCAACAAGAGTTGCTACCTGAGCAGTTGTCAGTGTAGAGAATGTTGTTGATGAGGTTTTTCCCCAAGTAGATGCTGTGTTAGAATAATCAATAGGATCAAGAGAATAAACATACTTTGATTTATTGAAAATAACCTGTCTGTAATAGTTTGAATCACCATTTACTGACGCATCGGATGCTTTGGACACGAAAGGATATGTTTCTAACACAGTTCCTTTAGTTCCGGTGAACAGGCCGTTGGTGTCTACTACAACAACGTGGATTTCATCATTCGCGCCACCTGCAGCTGCAACAATGTCCGAAGTTCCGGGTGCGCTGGTGAAATATGAACTATATGTCCAATTGCTGAATGATGGACCTGCATCGATCACATGAACGGAAAGTGAATTACCTAGTGAACCAGGATATTTGGCCATAAATGAACCGTAAGTGTTTGTGTTGTTGGCACTCAGAAGAGAGTATTCAAACACTTCACTATTGTCAATCTTTGTTGCCGCGCTTGAGTTTACAAGAGCATTCTTAGCATTTGGTCCGATAGCACGAACAACACTTAGGTTATTTCCGTAAGCAAGAAAGTTAGCAGCAGTAAAGAAAGAAATTGCAGAATTGGAATCTGGAGTTCCAAATGTTTTTGATAGAGTAATTTCACTATCAACCAGAACGACTTGATTGGCTGGACCCCACTTGAAGGTACCTGCAAAAGCACCAGCTGTAGTTAATACTGAAGGTACGACAGTCGTTAAGTCGATTTCAGATACATTTACGCCGGGAGAAAGTTGAAATCCCATTTTAATCTCCTAAATTATTAAGTTCTTCTGGTAATTAGAATACCATAACGATATTTATGATAAGGCAGATTTACATTCTAAGTAGTTTGCCGTTCATTATTTGGTGATACGGTGAATCGTGTGCTACACTTTCCCAGAAATCACCATCTATAAATTCAAATTGTTCATTTAGTCCATCATCAATGATAGGTGCTGGTAAAAGTTCTTCATCATGTTGATTCAAGTTCTCCAATTGTATCTGCTTTCTTAGGTCATGTGTGACAATTTCTCGAAAGTATTTCTGTGTGGTTGCCCATGCAAAAATTACCATCGACATAACCAAATCATCATTTGCACCTTCTTCCGCGGCAAAAGAGTTTTTGTTTGCAACAAAAGTGGTCAATTCGGAATATGTATCAAAATCATTGACTACAAGTTTATCACCCTCAATTAGGGTCTTGAGGTTCGAACATCCAATTCTTTTGGCTTGTGGAGACATTTTCAGTCCCATCTGAATTCCACGAGCGAAACCTGCGGACAACTGCTGTGGTTTCTTATTTCCCGTGAACACCTTCATTAGATTTTCATATTCCAATTCGTGGTGTAGTACGTCAGCGACCTGTGGATTATTATTTATTTCTATCAAGACATAAGCATCATTGTATAACCTCGCCGCATTGTATATCATGGTGGGGAACAACATGACGGGTATTGTTGGACTTTTGTATGAAGCGACCTGTCTATATGGAGTTTCAGATATATCGAATATATTGAATGCAGATGAGTCCAGATTTCTTCCTTCGGATGGATCTACAGTGATGCAATATATGTGACTCTTCTTGATATCATCGCCGTTTTCTGTAATCGGATATTCATAGATTTTCAGTTCATCGTGTTCTGATATTGGATCACGATAATGCATCATTTGTAGTTTCTGTCCAGAGATCAGTGTGTTTGAACTACCTAGGAAGTGGGTTTCGAATTCCTGTGCAAACTGTCTTTCTGAGGTGTTTCTGATCGTTTCTTCTTTCCATGCATCGTCTCTGCCTGGAACATGTGACCAATGAATTTCAAACGGAGTGTAATTACTTCTCTTTTCAATAGCATCCTGCCAGAGTTTATAGAAAAGATTCATACCGTTTGGTGTTGAAACAATAATGATCTTGGTCTTTTTACCTGATGAAATTACAGGGTAAACAGATGTGAAGAATTCATTTGCAATGTTATTTGGTACGAATGCAAACTCATCTAAGAATACTAGGTTGAATGAACCACCACGAATCGCAGCTGAAGATGTTGATGCCGCAATGATCTTAGATTTATTTTCGAGTTCGACCATACCTTTGTTCCAGGTCACAACACCCTGTTGTAACCAGTCAGGTAAGTTTTCATACGCAAGTTGATATTTACCTAGGATGTCTCTTGCGTTTTGTCCTTTGTTAGCCAGAATAGCAATGTTCTGTTCATTGTGAAATAATGACATCCATAACATATATGCAACAGTGGTGGTAGTTTTACCCACCTGTCTTGGACATTTTGTGATGACGAATCGATTGTCCTTAAAGATACGCAACATATCTTTCTGGAAATCCCACATCCTGAACTTAATCAAACCTTCATCAACGTTGATAATGGTGATATAGTTCATCGCAAAGTATACAGGATCGGCCGCACACTTCTTATATTCTTCGACTTGAAACTTGGTGTAATTGGTGATTACACCTGCTTTTTTAAGTAACGGGTTATCCCTGTAACTTTGACTAGGATGAAGGTCTGCCATTTTTACACCAATTCATAAAATTTCCTAAAGTCATAAGTTTTTTGTCGCATATCCTGGTCACAACTTTAGGTTTAGGTTTTCTTAATTTTTGTTTATGTTCTTCTGTTTTTGGTTTACTTAACTTGTCTTTAATTTCTTTTGATTTTTCTGGTCCGTGCAAATCTTCGTAAGATATTCCAAATAAAGAAAGTCTCTTCTTTCTGCAAGTCTCTTTGTCGTGTTTTTTTCCATAATGTGGTGACAAAATTCCTTTTTTTCCAAACATTGAATTCATTTCGCCACTTTTGCCATACATTCCGTTTCCTGAACCTCTAATTTTGGATATTCTTTTTTCAATATGCTCCTGTGACTGTTTTTTTCCTTTTGTCGCTAAAGACTGTT